TGATCGGAAAGCCCTAACCACACAAAAGTAATGGTCTCTTTGCACATCGACGCAAAGAAATCGCCGATGCTCGCTGTCAATCTTCTGGCCGTCAATGAAGTCTGCCTTGGAATAGTCACCAGTGGAGATTTCTGGCAAGCTACTTGTTATCTCCTCCTGCCACACCTGCGCCTTGCGTTTTTGCACAAATTGTTTGAGCGGTTCGAGATTCCCGGCGTGCTTGGATTCCTGCGCCTCGATCCATTCTCTCACAATGCTAAACCAAGGAATCCACCATACCGCGTAAGCGGGAAACTCAAACGATCGATGCCCACGAATCGGGTGCGGGTTCAGAGCGCGGTAACTGGCGCTTGCCGACAGTTGCCTGCGAATCGCGGCGGTATCCTTGTATTCAGCGTGACACGCGGGGCACTCCATGCGGATCGAGTCTTGAACTTTGTCCCACAGCACTTCACCTGTTTCATTCTTCGCGACATCGTATTTAATGTCATCGAAAGTGTAACGATTCCACGATCCACAAGCGCACTGCCATCCCCAGACTTCCCGCGTTCCACTCTCCCACTCGGCATCAGCTTCGTGATCGCTATCCCATCCCTGCGAGACAAGGATCGTCTTGCGGTTCCACCTGTCGTGGTGGCGGGCCTTCAACTCGCGGATCATGCCGTGCTTCCAGCGCCACACCTCATCCCCGATGCAATAGCGCATGGATTTCTCTTGCAAGTTCGTCATGTTTGCCCCGCCAGCAAACAAAACCATATGCGGGAAGAAGATCGTGGTTTTTCTTAAGGCGTGGCGATCTTCGGGAAACAATTCTCTCACAGGTGCGCACTCGCGAAATATCGGGAGCAAGCGCGATTCTGTCCAATCCTTCACCATGTCATCGGTTTGGCCTACGAAGAGCGTAGGGCCAGGCTTTTGCGCCACGACGAAACAAGCCAAGGCTTCCATCATCGTAGTCTTCCCGGCCCCCGTGGATGCGCGGATAAATAACTGCGTTGTCTCGTCATCGCTTGCAGCGAGAAGCGGCTCGTTCATCCACGGTGCTACGGTGCGATCGAAGCGGGATGCGCGGTCGCTATTGGGAAAGTGAACATGATCTTCGGCCCAATCGAGCAGTGTGCCATCGAAGGCGAGCTTGATTCCATCGCGAATGCCTGATGCCAACGGGTTCATAGTTTCATCCCAAATGCCTTCATCAGCGTCTCTACAGTCGGCGAGCTATATTCTTTCGGCGCGCAAGGCTCTTCATCGCCATCATAAAAGGCCGTGTCCCAAGTGACATCAAACATCTTCCGCAGCCCGCGAGTCGTGAGCGTGATTTCGCCATCCTCGGCGAATTTTGGGTTCTTGCGGCAATATATCGCCCAGAGCGACGATTTAGTCATAGCTGCGGCATTCCTTCACCATCTTGTCGATTGCGGCCTTGAGCGCCGGCCACTCGTGTGGGTCGATCTTGATCACGCCCGGCTCGGCATCGTCTGGCGATTGCGTAATTTTTAAGAACTCGCCACCGCACTCATCAACGATCTCGATCTCTGTTGTGCCTTCGTGGAATATCGGTTCACCCTTCACGCAGACGGCGATCTTTAGAGTTCGCGTTTCGTATGTCACACTAATTCGGGGAGCTTGCGATCTTCTTTGGCCTGATAGATGAGTTGCGCCACGCGCTCAAGCGTGTAAGGGCATGCATCCATTCGTTTGGTTTCGTATTTGTCTTCTGCCTCGTTGTAAACTTCAGCGTTGAATTGTAAATACTCGCCGCCGCCATGTTTAAGGTAGCTGCGGATTTCGTTCGTGATATCATCGATGAGCAAGAGCGCATCAAGCCCCGCCAGGGCGAATGCGTGATCATCGCGGTCTTCGGGTAATTCGAATTCAAGGATTGCTTTCATTATTTTAATTTGGGTTGTTTCATAGTTTCTCAAGTTCCTCTCTGATCTCACTCAATATCTGCTGCGTGCGCTCATGCAACTTCTTTCGCAGTTCGGCTTCGCCCAGGCCCGCCAGAGCGCCACTGGCATCGTTGACGAGGGCTGCGAGTTTGGCGCTGAAGATTGCGCCGATGCGGATGCCGCTCTCCTTCACCGCGCTCACTTCCACAAGTTCCCCACGATCTTGCGCGATCTTGAGCCGAAGCCTTTCGCTTTCGAGAACGAGCTTCTGGAGCCGCGCATCGTTGAGGGAAGCTGGTGCGTTTTGGCCGTTGCCGTTCGCTGCCAAATAATCTTCCCGCCACTTGGTTGCCTTCGCGATATCATCCATCGGGCATCCCAGCTTTGCCCATTTTGCAACAGCCCCTTGGGTCATTCCCCAAGCGCGGGCGATAGCGTTCTGGCCGGTTGAAGATCGCGGGCGTCCGGCCATTTTCAATTACCTTGTGTAAATTGTTTATTCATAAGGGAGGGAAACGAGTTTGTTCACCCGCATGGATTGAATTTTTGCGGAAGCCTTCTAATTTTTTCCAAAAAATTTTTGAAAAATTTTTTTCGGAAATTTTTTTTTGAAAATATTTTTCCATTTTTTATTTTTCAAAATTTTCCAAAAAATTTTTCGCGCTCAAAAAACTTTTCAGCATTTTGTAAACTCACAAAGTTTCATAAAGCTCCACAATCGGCTTCAGCGCGAGTTTCACATTCGTCCGCTCATCATCCCGCCATTCAGCCACAGGACGAGAATTAAACAGTTCAACGAGGCCGCGATTGAGCTTCCCTGCGTAACTCAACCAGTGGTTCGGCGCGCCCGTGGTTCTCTCGGGATCATGCTCGCTGCGGTTGGCTGAGCCTGGCGGTGGCAATAGCCCACAGAACTGGGCGCCCACCTTGGCAATGTCCTGCGGCCAGAGTTCTAGTTCAAGCTGCTCACGGTTACGGGCAAGGAATACCGCCTTGTCAGCGTCAGCCAAGGGTATGCCCAGCCCCACGATCCATTCACCCTTTGGCCCCCGCACATGTTCCCTTCCCATGAGCAGCATCTGCCCACAGTCCGCCATGGCAAGCACGGCATCGCGTGCGGCGTCTTTTGCCGTGGCAGCGAGATGCTGCGCCAGCGTGTATTGTTCCTTTGCTCTCTGCTCGATAGCTTCAAGCGTTAGCGTTGTTTGTTGTTCTACGATTTCCATTTGTCAGTTTATATGTTTCTTTTGCTTCCTCTGATTTGAGGGCCGGTGACGGTGGAAGCCCCGTCTCAGCCAGAAAGTCGCAGGCTATTTTACTGATCGCCTGCTTGGTGCAGCCCAGATGCCGCGCAGCTTCGAGCATCGACATCCCGGCAGTCAAGGGGTGTCCTAAAGCATAGGCCACGCCCCAGAGCGTTTTGCTGCGGCTATAACCGTGTTCGCTAAAAAAGGTGATGAAGCGATTGAGCGTCCCCATCAGTCGCTCGCTCGCTTCGCGGTATGCCGACAACGGTTCTTCAGTCGGGAACAACCGCACATCCCGCAGGCCATCAGCTTCACCATCACACACCGCTGCGAAATCAATTTCGTATGACGCTTCGTCGTAATCACTCGCGTCTCGGGGTTCGTGGCGGCTCATGTTTGTTGAAAGTTTGTATCTGTTTTTTCAACAGGTGTCAAGTGCCACATCGCGCAATGTTCGCACAAGTGGGCAGAAAGGTTTTGTTTGTTTACGCGCCTGCGCCGTGCCTGCCAAGCGTAAAATGCGGTTGGGTATTTTTTCAGCAGGGTATGGCGGCATAGGCCGGTAAGCACCGGCACTTCCCTGCTCGTGAACTTGTGGCCGTTTGCACACACCCTGCGGCGGCGGGTGGAGCCGTCAGGTTGTTCTCGCGAGTCGCAAACTATGGTTTCGGTTTTGCAAGCCGGGCAGTTCATTTGGGAATTATCGTTTGCCCTTCTTTTTGCGGCGTGGAAATAATTCCAATTCTGAAGAAACAACACACTGGGACAAAAATTGAGGAAGAAATAAATCCCCCCCCTTTAGGGGGGATTTTTTCCCTTAATTTTTTCCCATGTGTTTCAGGGGTGAAAAAATTAATATTTTCCATATTTTTTCCTATTTTTTCCCTGCCCCGTTTTCTTGCCGTTTTTTCTCATAGTTTTTGAATGTTTTGCCCACAATCCCCCACTTCTTTTTCACTTCGATCCAGAGTTGCTTTGTCGTGCCTGTCCAGGATTCTTTGAATGCGCACACTTCGGCGTAGATGAGTTCGTTGATCTTTGACGGCGCCCCCGGCCCCTTTGCCGCCTCCTGCTCATCTTCGGGGATCGTTGCCGATTCCCAATGAAGCCCCGTGTCGGCGTGCTTGAGAATGATTTCTGTCTCCGTCTGCGCAAATTCATCGACAACATTGGCCCGCTTGCCCCGCTTGGCAAGGAGTAGCCTAAAGATGCCTTCGTGCTTCGTTGTCTGCAATACGGCGATTGCACGCGCCCAGTTCGTTAGCTCCGAGCTTCCCATGCCGATATAGGCAAAGTCGTTCGTATTCCAATGCGATCTCGCCTTGCTATCGCTCTGCGGCTTGCCGGTATGGTGGCTCCACACCCAAGCAAACTTGCGTTGGAATGCGAGCGGGTTACAAAGCTGCCGCAAGAAGTGCGACATGACTTCCTGCCTCGAAATATCCCCGCCCACGTAGGAAAGAAGGGGATCGCCAAAGACAAGATCACGCTCGCCGTGCCTATCAAGCAAGCGCCCCACCACCTTAACGAAATCATCAGAGACTTGGGCCGTGACGCGGGCAAAGGTCACATTCTCTTGCAGCATTTTGGCTGCTTCATCCATGGGCATTTTCGAGTTCAGTATGACATGGTGCATTACACCCTGCACAATCTCGGCCATGTCCCCACCATCGTTTTCAGCTTGCACGAATAGGCTTTTAAGGGGCCGCACTGGCACGATGCCAAAGAACGGCATCCCGAGCGCCCAAGTCATCGCCGCCTGCACGGTCAGGGAAGATTTCCCGATGCCCGATTGCCCCACAAGCAAAAGCTGCCCGCCTTGGCATACCCATCGGTTGCCGAGCAGAACGGTCTTGTCCTCTTCTGGCTTGTATTTCCAAAGATCAGAGAATGTCTGCATCTCAACGCTGGAAAGCAATGGATCGCCTGCGGATCGGATCGCTGCGATGATTTCCTGCCTCGTGGCGCCCTCTTCCACCCAATCATTAGCGTCCTTGTGTGGCCTTGGGATTTCGACCCGCAAGACAAGCCCTTTGGCGCAGGAATCGATGATGTCGGCCATCCATTCTTCGCTCGGCACTTTCCCGTTACTCTTTGGCGCATCGTTCTGGGGAAATGCAATGATCGTGCGTTTCTCGGCATAAGGCGCGGCCAGCTTACCGTTACTTGCCCCCCGGGTAACAACCCAGAGCTTTGTAGCGGCTGCGTCAATGCCTACAGAGTGTGCGATGGCGAGTGCATCCCACTGCGACTCGAAAACATATACCTCCTTCGATTCCTTGTTGCCAAAAACAAGCGCCTCGTTGGCGATCCCCCTTGGCTCAAAGCGCCATCCTCCATCCTCGACGCGGAAATGGTATCCTGTGCCGCATTTGAATGCCGGATGCTCACCACAGCGCCCCAGAATGCCAATCTCTTTGGCCCATCGCATCGTTTCGACGCTGATCTTGCGCTCGTCTGCGAGCTTTTGAAGGAATGATTCGTTGGCCTGCGCCTGGCACTCTCCCCATGACTTGGAATTGGTCTTTGAGCCGTTGAGCGAATACTTTGTCGCAGGCGGCTTTTTCTCTTGGCGCTCAATGCCGGCCATCGCCAAAAACCGCTCAATCGCAGCCTTGCGGTCGATATTCTCGACATGTTCGATGAAATCAATTTCATCCCCGCCTTCGCCGGTTCCATGGTCAAGAAATTTCCACCTCCCAGCCTTCTCATAGATTCCCCATGATGGTGACTTCTCCTCGCGGAATGGCGATTTCACGCTCGACTTGGCGAATTCGCCGTAGCCCATCTCGCGCATGAGTTCCGGCAACGGCAACTTGGCGCGGGCTTCTTCTATTTTGTCCATTGCGGGGAATCCTAAAGCAAATTTTCTTGCACTGGCGCATTCGATTTAAATCGCTTCGCGGCCTCGGCAAGATTGATTTTGGCTTGTTTGAAATAGCTGTCTTTTAGTTCAACCCCAATCGCCTTTCTGCCCATTGAAACAGGACTAAAAACTTCGCTGCCGACTCCCATGAATGGCGTCAGGACAACCTCGCCGGGATTAGAATAAAGCTCAACGAGTCGGTCGATCACATCTAGTTGCAATGGGTGGACATGTTTCTCGTCGTCTTCTTCTTTTGAATCGCGGAACGGCAGAACATTATCGATCCGAATGTCGTCCCAAACACTGGACGCGTATCGTTGCCAAATGTAGTGATTGAGCTTGGTTATTTCGTTTTCCTTGTTGGTTGCGTTTAAGTGCTTCCACAATTCCTCCTCGTTGAAATCTGTTGAGTTCGCATTATTCCAAGCCCGAAGAATGTTCGGCAGGATCGGGATTTCACCAGCGTAGTGATTTATCCCGTAGGGGTGCTTCACCGGCACCTTGTTCTCGCCTTTCTTTGTAAAGATCAGCACATAATCCGGCATCGCTGTAAAGCACCGAGTGCTATCCTCTACAATAAATTTGTGCATTAACGATTGAACCATCGTGCGCATCCGCACCTTTAGCGGCTCTTTCCAGATCGTGATTCGGTTGCGATATTCAAAGCCATGGGCCGCATGAATTTTGATTATCTCATGCGGGAAATCCCACAGGCGGCATGTATTGTCAAACACATCGGTGCAATGGACGGCGTTGATTCTGCCTGGCTTTGTGAGTCGCGACATCTCCGCAATAAGGAAGTTGTATTGCTCCAAAAATTGCTCTTTGTTTTCGCAATTTGAAAAATCCCGCTCTGAGCTTGAATAGTTGTAAAGCCCAGCAAATGGCGGACTATAAACAGAAAGATCGACGCTTTCTGCGTCAAGTTGCGGCAACACATCCATGCAGTCTCCGTTATAGATTGCATAACTTTTGGTGATTTCTTGGTCTTTGATCATAGGAATTTTGGTTTGATGATTTGTTTGTTGAACTCTTTCGAGATTATTGTGAACTCTCTGTTCACATTTTCTGTCAGGTTTTTATATAGCTGAATTGCCTTATCTGTTTTTTGTTGTAGAGCCTCCATGACTCTGGTTTGTCCATCTGAAATCACAATGTCGATCGTGACATCTTTTTTCTGCCCAAATCGCCAGAAGCGGCGAATGGCTTGATAATACTGCTCGTAGCTCCATGTCGGAAAAAATACCGAATGGTTGCAATGCTGCCAATTTAGTCCGAAGCTTGTCATTTTGGCCTTTGTGATGATGCGCTTGATTTCGCCGCGCGAGAACGCCATCAGGATTTCCTCTTTATTTTCAATTGATTGGCTCCCAATAATCTCCACGGCCTCGGCGTCAGATTGCTTTAGGATTTCACTCTCATTATTGGTGTTGCACCAATAAACAGAAGTCTTGCCAGCCGCCAATTCTACAGCCCTCGCGCACCTCTTGTCTTCTGTTTGCTTTTGTTCGTGGCGAACCTCTGTCATTGATTTGGCTATTGGCGTGAATATTTGAATTTGCCCGGAAGCATCAAGCAAAGATTGATTTTGAATCACATGTTTATTCACGATAAGCTGCGGCAGCGCGTATCTATCATTTGAAAAGCCGATGTCGCTCGGCATTTTCACCATAATGCTCCATTGGTTTACCCACGCAAAAAAATCCTTTTCGGCGTGCGGCTTAAGATAGAATTTCTCGCCGATGTTTCTATTGTTAGAATCAATCGAGTTTTGATTGTTCTTAAAAAACTTGGTTAGCATATCCATGTAGCCAAGATAACCAAGCGCCTCCGAGCTTGTGCCGAGTTCGATAAAATCGTTTGGACTTGGGGTTGCCGTGGATAGGAATCGATACGGGACTTTTTTGATGAAGGCCGTGACTTGGCCTTTTATCTTTCCGTCAAAGTTTTTTAGGATGCTGCTCTCGTCAAGAATTACGCCAACGAAATTCTTTGGATCAAAATAGTGCAGCCGCTCATAGTTGCAAATAACCATCTTCTTTGTGAACCTCCCATCCTTGGAATACTCGATGTCATCAATCCCCAACTTTTCAGCCTCGACAATAAATTGAAAGGCGACGGCTAACGGCGTCAGAATCAAAACATTTTTATTCGTGTGGTCGATGATGTTCTTTGCGATGGATAGTTGAATTAGGGTTTTGCCCAAGCCGGTATCCGCGAAGATCGCCATCCGGCCTTTTCTAACGGCTTTTTCGATTATGAATTTTTGGAAATCGAATGCAATTTCTGGAATGTAATTTGCATTGAATCCAAATTCACCGATCGAGTGCCGCTTGCCTTCAAGGAATTTGAGATAGGCATTCATTTTTTTGTTTCATATATAAAAACCCTCCACGCCTTCCGGTTCAGAAATTGGCCCATGCGTTAGGCTCCGGTCGGCGTGAAGGGTGAAATGTTGTCGCATTTGTGAAAAGGCTTTCTGACGGCCCGTTGCAATGTTAGTGCGTTTGAGGTGGGGTGTCAAGTTGTTCGATCAGCACTCGAAAAGCTCTTTCTGCGGTGGCGGGCACGACTCCGTTGCCGAGGAGTCGGAGTTCGTCGGTGCGATTGTCACAGGAGACGCACAACTCGGCATAGTCCAGCCCACCGGCAGGCCCATCAGCGTCTCGACCCAGCGAGGGTTCAGCCGGCCCGCGATGATGCTTGCTGTTTGCTCCGGTAAGTTCTGCCCTCGAGATTCCCATTGCTTGCAGGCTTCCGGTGTCGTGGCGCCCTTGTGGTCGCAATTCGTTGGCGTTGCCCACAACCCTTGGCGGCTCCCATCCGTGCTGGGGTTGGCCGGGGCGGCTTGGCCATGAATCACACTCACCGCCTGCCCAAGCGTCTGCTCCGACATCTTGGGCCGTGACGGCGGGTGCGTGCCCGTTATGGAATCCTTCCAGTCCCGCGCATTGGCTGTCGGCCAGTTCTTCTGCTCCTCGTTGATCGCCGCCACATGCAGCAAGTTCGTGTGGTTGCCGCCCTTGGCTTGAAATGGCGTGATGCCACCCTGCTTGCCATCCTGCATCGTTGCGGTAGGCCAAGATGAAGACCCGCTTGCGCTGGTGAGGCGCCCCGACTTCACTCGCAGAGAATATTCCCCACGCCGTTGTGTAACCAATTTGTTCCAACTCTCCAACGACTTCTCGGAGTCCGAGGCTGATATGTCCTTCGACATTTTCGAAGAAGCACATTCGGGGGCGAATAACTCGAATTGCTCGCGCGATGTGAGGCCACAGGTGTCTTGGGTCTTCGGTTCCAAGTCGCTTCCCTGCTGCGCTGAAGGGCTGACAAGGATAACCTGCCACAAGGATGTCCACGCGATCTCGAAAAGCTTCGCATGGGAAGGTTTTAATATCCGTCCAGATAGGTGCTGCGTCCAAGAGTCCCGCCTCCATTTTTGCAACCAAGTTCGCGCAGGCGAAGGCTTCGATCTCACCATAAGCGATGACGCGCAAATTTGGGATTGCTCGTTTAAGTCCGAGATGAATGCCTCCGTATCCAGCGCACCACTCGACCATTGTAATGTTTT